ATTTGGCATTTACAGTTTGATGACCTTATTGTGCTTAAGAACAATCAAGGTACAGAAGAAACAAGAGTGCGACACATGGACTACGGTGTGGTCTTATCCGCCTTCTTCTGGAGAAGATTCAAGAACAAAGAAAACATAACATTCTTTGATCCTAACGAGGTGCCGGATCTATACGAGGCCTTCTACAAAGATACTGCCTTGTTTGAAGAACTTTATGTCAAGTACGAAAGCAGAACTGACCTTCGTAAGAAAGTAATGTCAGCAGAAGAAGTGTTCAAAGGTGGTATTCTCAAAGAGCGCACCGACACAGGTCGTATCTATCTTGTGTTCATTGACAACGTGATGAACCAAGGTCCGTTTGATCCTGAATACCATACCATTTACCAGAGTAACCTTTGCTGTGAAATTCTATTACCTACTAAGTCTTTTAAGCGTCTCGATGATGACAATGGTCGTATCGCTCTATGTACTCTGGGATCTATTAACTGGGGTGCGTTCCGTAACCCTGAAGATATGCGCCGTGCTTGCCGTATACTTCACCGTAGTCTCAACAACATTTTGGATTATCAAGATTTTCTCTCTATCCAATCTAAACTAAGCAACGACGAGATTCGCCCACTAGGCATTGGTATTACTAACTTAGCCTACTGGCATGCAAAACGAAGCATGAAGTACGGTGAAGCCGATGCTCTAGCAGAAGTTAAAACGTGGATGGAACATCAATCATTCTACCTAACTGAAGCGAGTGTTGAACTAGCCAAGGAACGTGGCAAGTGTTTAGGCAGTGATCATACACGTTATGGTAAAGGCATCTTCCCATGGGAACTACGTGCGAATGGTGTAAACGAACTAGCAGACTTTGCTCCCGAACTTGACTGGGAAACCTTGCGTACTAATATGAAAGAGTACGGTGTGCGCAATGCTACTAATATGGCTGTTGCCCCTGTTGAAAGTTCTAGTGTTGTTATCAACAGCACTAATGGTATCGAAATGCCTATGTCGCTTATTTCAGTTAAAGAAAGCAAAGCCGGTTCCCTTACGCAAGTTGTGCCTGAATACCATAAACTTAAGAACAAGTATCAGTTAATGTGGGCACAGAAAGACTGTGATGGTTACTTAAAAACAGCAGCAGTTATTGCAGCCTATGTTGACCAGTCAATCAGCACCAACACATTCTACAATCCAGCACACTTTGAAGGTCGTAAGGTTCCTACTACACTGATTGCTAAGAACTTGATGCAAGCACATATGTGGGGGTTAAAAACATTCTACTATAGCCTAATTAACAAAGCAGGTAGCAAGCAAAAGGACGACACATTGGTTGATTTACCTAGTAATGTCGAGTTAATTGACGAAGACGATTGCGAAGCATGCAAATTGTGAGTAAATACATAGATTATAACAAAGGAGCATAACATGCCAACAATTAAAAAATTCAACTACACTTGGGCCGATGGAGTCACACCAGTAAACTTTATGTCGTGGATCAACGACTTATCTCCAGCAGAACGCCTGGAGTTTGACTTAGCCGAAGCAAGACAAGCTGAAACTCGACAAAAACATCAAGACCAAGGAAATCTTGTTGTTGGTGAATCTATTGAGTCTCCACAACATGTGTGGCAAGATGAGTCGTCAGCAAAAGATGGAAACAAAAGTGATCCAGTTTGGACTAGATATTTTGATCGTTACCTTGCTGAAACAAACACTACATTTACAATTACATACGAGGAACAATAATGAGCTACGCTCAGTACGATTTAAAAACTAAAACAGATTATCTTAATCGCAAGATGTTTCTTGACCCAGCGGGTCCTGTTACTATTCAACGATTTGAGGAAGTCAAGTATAATAAACTTGCTAAGTTTGAACAAGAAGCACGTGGATTCTTCTGGGTTCCAGAAGAAATCTCTTTAACTAAAGATTCTCAGGACTTTAAAGAAGCTAGCGATACAGTTAAGCATATCTTTACTAGTAACCTTCTACGTCAAACTGCGCTGGATAGTTTACAAGGTCGTGGGCCAACTCAAGTGTTTACCCCAGTATGTTCATTGCCCGAACTTGAAGCTCTGATGTACAACTGGGGGTTCTTCGAAACCAACATTCATAGTCGTAGTTACTCGCACATCATCCGCAACATCTACAATGTGCCAAAGGAAGTGTTTAACACAATCCACAGCACCAAAGAAATTGTAGACATGGCATCAAGTGTAGGTGAGTACTATGACAAGTTGCATGTGATTAACTGCCGCAAAGAACTAGGTGAAGAAGTTAGCGAGAAAGACTATATCAAAGCAATCTACATGGCACTTCATGCCAGCTATGCTTTAGAAGCATTCCGCTTTATGGTATCGTTTGCTACAAGTCTAGCAATGGTTGAGAATAGAATCTTTATCGGCAATGGCAACATTATTCAATTGATCCTTCAAGATGAAATTCTACACAAAGAATGGACTGCTTGGATTATCAATCAAGTGGTCAAAGAAGATCCTCGTTTTGCTCAGGCCAAGATTGAATGCGAAGCAGAAGTATATCAGTTATACCTTGATGTGATTCGTGAAGAAAAAGAGTGGGCAGATTATTTGTTCAAGCATGGTCCTGTAATTGGACTAAATGCAAACATTCTGAGAGACTTTGTGGACTTTACTGCAAAGAACGCACTACACGAGATTGGTATTAAGTACAATCAACCGTCACCTAAGAGTACACCTATTCCATGGTTTAACAAGCATGTGAATACATCAAACAAACAAACAGCACTTCAAGAAAACGAATCAACTAATTATGTTATCGGCGTAATGTCAGACACTGTTGATTACGAAGCGTTACCAACACTATAAAATATCAAGGAGATTAATATGAAAGCGACTGTATGGTCAAAGTATCACTGCCCTTATTGCGATCAAGCAAAGGCTCTATTAAAATCAAAAGACATTTCTTTTGAAGAAAAGAAAATTGGTGACGGATACACCAAGGAAGAATTATTAGAAGCAGTACCAACTGCCAGAACCGTGCCGCAAATTTTTATCGACGATAAGTTGATTGGCGGCTTTACTGAACTCAAACAATTTTTACAGGATCAACATGCTAATTAATCGAGGCGTAACCCCAGGTGAGGTAATCACTATCAAATTATCTTCAGGTGAAGAGCTAGTTGCTAGACTGGACGAAGAGACTGCTACACATTACAATTTAACAAAGCCAATGGTAATTGCAGCTGGACCAAATGGTCTAGGACTGTTACCTTATATGTTTACTATTTCCAAGGACCAATCAATCAGTCTAAGTAAAACCAATGTAAATGTTATGGTATCAACTGATAAGGTATTTGCCGATCAGTATCTCGAAAGCACTACTAGCATTCGAATGGCATAAAAATAACGGATAAATATTCTGTGGCACATAAGTTCGTAGTTTTAAAAGATAATGTTTTATTAACATTTACTGACTACGACCTTATTCCTGCAGATTTTGATCACTTGATTGAGTTTATACCCGAAATTCCGCCACCTCCCCACACTGATCAAGATCATGATGAGATTGATGCTTGGTCAGACAAATTTGATAGATTAATGGAGATAGAAAATGCCCGCAGCAGCTCGTAAAGGTGATTGGTGTATTCCACACTGTAGCCCATTTCCCACCGAAGGTGGGTCCAAAGATGTATATGCCAATGGCAAGCCAATAAATCGTGTTGGAGATCAGGTTATGCCACATCTAATCAAGATTAAGGACAAGTGTTATCCTCACCCGGCATTTATTTCAAGCGGATCTAAATCGGTTTTTATTAATGGTCGTCCGGCTGCATTTGTTGGTAGTAAACTTGGCCCGTTCTGTAAATCGATTGCAATGGGCAGTCGAGATGTGTTTATTGGCAAATAAGGTGTTATAGTGCCCAGTTCATTACAATTAATTGCCGGTGCCGGAATACTAGGCAATGTTGGCGGTGTAGCAATATTAGCAAACACTAGCGTAGTATCAGCTATTGGCAACTACTATGCTGTTCCAGCGATTGCACAATATTCAAATGTAATAGCAACTGGCAACGCAGTACTAGCAAATACTGTAGTTTCATCCTTGTTAACATTAGGGAATACATCATTTCCAGCAGTTACTGATACAACACCTAACGCATTCTCTAATTCTATAGGTCCGTTATCACTGTCGGGGTTTGCCGGAGTAATAACCGGACAAATTGATAATATTATGGGCAACGGAGATCTAGGAAAGTTCGATCAGATCATCGGTGCTGCAAGTGGGTACTGCGAACAAATTAACGGATTAATCAATAGCTCAATTAATGCAAACACTTTACCGGCCAATCAAACATTTCAATCTCAAGACAGCATTATAACTGGCGGACTAAGCCAACTTACTCAGGCTTTTGGAGCGTTCGGAAATGACTTAGGTCGATTAGGGCTAGTGTTAGACTTAGATAATTTGCCTAATCTCGGAAGCCCTGAGGCTTTACTAAATCGATTAACAACGTTGAGCACATTGCCGGCGTCTGTGTATACTGTGTTATTAGCAGCTGGGGTATCATCGTCAACACTTGGTGATTTGCCAGATGCCAGCATGACTGATGCAGAACAAAAACTAGCATACGAAGGAATGACCAAAGTAACTGGAGCTACTCTTGCGCAAGTACTGTCTATTCTTCGAGTAACTACTGCCGGGATCACTACTATGGCAGATTTGCTAAATCCAGTAAAATTATTTCCTAGTAGTTTCAATACACTAACTGCGCCTACTAGCGACGGAATACGTGCAATTTATATTGATAGTACCGGTGCAGTGAATAGTAATTTACTCACTATATTACCTCCGTCTGTCCTTGCACCGTTGCTTGGAAACCAAACGACTCGAAATACCTATGCACAGTTAAAGAAAATAATCCCTGAGGATCAGGCACTAGCAAACAAGGCCTTGCAAGCTGGTCTCGACCAAGTTAAGGCAGTATTCAATGTTTCTCTGCCAGATTTAGGAGCAGCAGCACGTCGACTTGAATCTACAAAAGGGCTTGACCTTGTTACTAATATCAGTACCGTATTGCCTTCGGCAGTTACTGATTTTTATCGACAAACATTAGGCACAGGAACAGGCAACAGTGGTAGAATTTTGTTATCAGATATAATTGGATCTGCAGCCGGCTGGGTAATTACCGGAAATATAGCAACTACTACTACAACACTAACATCATTAACAGATACAGGGGCATTATCAACTCTCACTAATTCTGCAAATGGTGTGTATACAGTGATGCAAAATACTATCGACGGTCAGTACACAACTGAGTTCGGTGTTGACATTCCAGTAGGATTGCCCGGCGCTGGCAACTATGCAGATATTAACACTGCATTTACTAATGGACTAATCCCTGCTGCTAATGTGTTGATTACTAACATTGTATCCAACAACTCTACTGCTGTGGCAAATACCACCAGTGCATTTGGTAATTGTGCTCAACAGATAATATTAGAGAACACTAACTTACTGGCTGCTGGAATCGGGTTCGGTAATCTTATTGCAGGGACTCAAGCTACTGGATTAGTAGACTCTCTACCTAGCTATGGTCTTGACACTACCGAAGGTGGGGCAGCATGGTTTCTTGAAGCCACAGCAAATCTAAATAGCCAAGGCGGGCAAGCAGTAGTAGGAAC